GTGACTAAAAAAGAAAATAAAAAAGAAAATAAGTCAGTAGTAGTTCTTGATGATAAAGAGTATGAGATTGAATCAATGACGGACAACCAAAAAGTAATGGTGTCTCATATTGCTGATTTAAACAGGAAGATTGAAACCGCAACTTTTAACTTGCAACAATTACAGTTTGGTAGACAAGCCTTTATTGATGCTTTAAAAAACGGTTTACAGGAAAATACCAAATATCCTTACAATAAACAGGAAAAAGAATAATGGAAACTAAAATTAATACTATTGATAGAGTGTTGAGCGAAGGCGATTTAGCAGACGTTTGCAAAACAGTACACTACACATTTTATAAACAAGAAGTTGTAGGTGAAGGCGATGATGCGGTTACCTACTCTAGTTCAAGTTATGACACTGTAGGTTTGGATGCACCAAATAAAGATAACTTTACTGCTTATAAAGACATAAAAGAATCTGATGTTAAAAAATGGGTAGAAGCTAAAATAGGTGCAGACAGGCTTACAGAGATTGAAGCTGGTTTAGATGCACAGATTGCAGAACAAAAAACACCAACAAAAGCAACTGGAAAGCCTTGGTCGTAACATGGGAATGGGTGTAAAACATTACAAAAAAGATGGTAAAGAACATAAGGGCGGCACACACAAAATGCCTAATGGGCAACTACATTCTGGCAAAACACACTCCAAAAGTAGTGTAAGGCTTTATCATTATGGTGATTTAAGCAAGAAAGCACAAGCTAATGCAAGGAAAAGCTGGAAGAAAAAATGATTGAAACCTATGCGGAGTACGGGGCTGTAGGTGTTATAGTAGCACTATTTGTGATGATGATAGTAAACCTTATGAAAAGCCAAAGGGCCCAAAATGAAGACTTGGATGTGATAAGACAAGAAATGACTAAGATAGAATCTACGGTAGAAAATGTGGAAAGTATTGTCATTAAGCTTATTGAAAGATGGAACAAGTCAGACGATACAAGTGCTAGGCATAGAGAAGATATTGTAAAAGAGTTAAATGATGTAACTGATGATTTAGCGTACCTAAAAGGACGTATCAATGGAAAGGCGAGTTAGTTTCATGATAGATTCAACAAAAGCTGTTTTAAATGGAGCAGTAGGAGTTGGAGTATGGTGGACAAACTTACCTATGATACTACAAATGGCTGTGTCAGTTGCAACTTTAGTGTATTTGTTAATAAAAATAAAAAACGAAATAAGGAGCTAATATGCTACAGAAAATGGTTATGGAATACTTGTTTAACGAAGAGAATAAGCAAAAAGTTATCGATGAGTTAAACAAGAACGTAAACATTCCAATCATCAACGAAGATACAGAAGAGAAAATTATTTCTGCTATCTATGAAGTCTTTGAAGATGTTATGGGAAAAGTTCTAAAGAAGTAATGCCTAGATTTAGTAAAAGAAGTAAATCTAGATTAAACACGTGTGATAAGCGTTTAGTTAAACTATTTGAAGAAGTGGTTAAGCATTATGATTGTACGATTATCGAAGGCCATCGCGGCAAAGAAAGACAAAATGAGGCGTACCGTAAGGGAAATAGCAAGGTTAAGTACCCTAACGGTAAGCATAATAAAAATCCGAGTATTGCTGTGGATGTTGCGCCGTATCCGGTAGACTGGACAGACAGGGATAGGTTTCATTACTTTGGTGGTTACGTACTTGGTATCGCAAGTCAAATGGGGTTGAAGATAAGATGGGGCGGTGATTGGGACATGGACACCCAGACCAAAGACAATCGCTTTGATGACTTGGTACACTTTGAGATTAAGGAATAATGCCTAAACAGTTTAAAACATATACACGTTTTGATGGCGGATTGAACACTAAAACCAATGCGCGTTCTATTGCTGACAATGAATTAGCGCAAGCTAATAATGTTATTATAGATGAGTTTGGTATGGTAAAGTCTAGTGGTAAGGCTATTGATAACGATACTAACTATACTGACCCTAGTCTTGGTGGTGCACAGCAAGCTGGTTACGGTTTGTTCCAAGCGGTTATGGACTTTGATTTAAGTAACAACAATAGACCTACAGTTATGACGTTTCTTGCCGACCCAAGCTCATCTACAAAAATAGACATATCTGAAGAAACAGACGTTCCCTTTGTCCAATGTGGTTCTTTTAGTACCACGTATTTAGCAGGCAGTACGCAACTTGACATGGGGGCATTGACAGTAGTAAGCGGAACAGCAAATGGCCAAATAGTTTATGATATAGCAGACGGAGTAGTTCGTATGGCAGACGCAGCTTTTGGTTCTACAAACTCTGTTAAGTCTTTCCAATTTGTAAAGCGTAAACTATGGTTTGGTAGCGATGGAGCCCAGCTAGATGTGTCTGGAAGCGCGCAAACAATATCAGATTATGTAGCAACAGACTCTGGACTGTACAGGCCTTTTGAACAAAATTTTGTTGTAGAATCTACAATGGCTGGATTTCCTACAAATGGAGGTTTGGTTATGACAGGCCCCATCACTCAGAGTGGCACACTAAGCAGCTCCTCTACTGTCGATGCTAATCCCGGTGCAGGCATAGGGTCTGCACACGAAGCAGCGTTAGATACGGGTGGGTTTATACTTGTTAATTTAGAGGACGAAACAGAGCACCCTATTACCAGCGCTAATAGTAGCGGAGTGCTAACTTTAAGCTCTGCTGTTAGTACCAGTGCAGGTTCTAACAATTATTTAGTTGCTCCTGACCCCGGTCATGGTTTTAACATAGAAGTTACACAGCCGGGTAGCGGCACAATGACCGCTGGTACATTTGAGTTTGCACAAACATTTATTTATGACGATAGGCAAGAATCTCTACCATCTGAAATGAAGGGTACTATTACTATAGCGGCTAGTAAATACATACAAATTAAAATTATAGCTACCCATCCTTATAATAGCAGAATAAGTGGCGGCAGGTTGTACATGAGAGATTCTACAGTAAAAGGTGAGTATGAGTTGATTGCAGACATTGACCTTTCTAAAGGGTGTCGCTCTAGCTTAGAGGGTGGATTTACAGGCTGGGCCTTAGCTCATACTGATGACCCAGAGACGATTACTTGCACCATAAACTTGGCAGCTAACAATGTAGATACTTTTGAAACACTAAATGGTTATTCATCCTCTGTTCAATACAATCATGTAGGAGACGTAGGCGGCGGATACAAGACAAGCGCCATAAGCAATAGAAGAAAGTTTATTGCAAATGTAAAAGTAGATGATTTTACCGGAAGTTTAGTGCATCAACCCGATAGATTAAGGTATAGTGAAATAAATAAATTTGATACATTCATACCAACTAACTTTATAGATATTGGTGTTAATGATGGAGAAGAGTTTGTAAAGCTAGAGGCGTATGCAGACAGGATTCTCGCTTACAAAAATAGAACATTATACATAATAAATATAGGTGGTGGTGCTGATACTCAATGGTTCTTAGAGAGCTCACATCAAAACATGGGTGTAGAGTTTCATGCAGCTACGACCAAGACACCATTTGGAGTTTGTTGGGTAAATAAAAATGGTTTGTATATCTATGATGGTAGTAGGATTACAAACTTACAAACAAAGATTATAGAATCTGAGTGGGAATCTTTTGTTAACTCTGACACTATGATAGGGTACGAACCTACTCACAAACATCTTGTGGTGATTAGAGACGCTAACGATGAGTCGAGTGACAACGGAGACGCATACATATATAGCTTTATTACAAAGTCATTTACATTTGTTGAAGATTTAGTTGCGGACAATGTAAAGAGCAATCCAATTACGGACATATTTAATAAAATGACAATGGCAGTTAGCACCAATGAAATAATATCTTACGATGGAGAGCCAGACGCAGGCACTACGTTTGACATCAAACTTAAAGACGATGATTACGGCTTACCTAATATTGTAAAGAAGATATACGGTGTAACCGTAGAATATGCAAGCGATAACGACAACTCTAACGGTCTTAAGTATTTTTACACAAACGATAGCGGTGTCAAGCAGACCGTTGCTAATGGTGGCACTTTGTCAGATACTAATAACGATTTAGATGTAAATAGAGTTACATTTAGCCCACCGCTTTTAGCGTCTTCGTTTCAAGTACAGCTTGACCTAGATGGCGATAGTATACAGAAAGTCAATAACGTAGGTGTGGAGTATCGCCCTATCTACAAAAGGATTACATAATGGCTATTGACAGAGAAAAAAGATTTTTATATAATACTAAAGGTATTAAAACAAAACTCCAGACAGGTGTACCAGCACGTAATACTGGTAACGATGGAGAAGAAAGAATAGTTAAAACAAGTGACGGCAAGTTACGATTGTATAGAAAGCAACTTGGCGCATGGTATTTTTTAGAGTTTACGAGGTCGTAATATGGCAAACAGTTTAATGGAATTATATGGCGGTGGTATGGTAGGAAACCGCACTAACTATCAACTTGGTGGTAGAGTAGCTGCTTCAAGAAGACGTAGAGAGTTCGCAGGCGAGCAGAGAGAGCTTAGAGAAGCAGCAGAAAGAGCAGCAGAGCGTAAACAACGAGCTGGTTTGTTAGGTAGTGTTGGTAGTGTTTTAGGTGGAATAGCGGGAGCAGCACTAGCTCCTGCAACTGGTGGTCTTAGTCTCGCTTTAGCAACGGGCCTTGGCTCTGGGCTTGGTAGAGCTGCTGGGGAAAGCACATATAAAAGAGAAGATTTTGGTGGTGGTAAGTATGCTAGAGAAACAAGGAAAGAGCTAGGAGAGGCTGAGGACGATTTTAGAAGAGGTATAGGAGAAAGAGCTTTAATTACTGGCATACAATCAGCGTTATCTCCATCGTTTTTTCAAAAAGGAGCAACAGGTTTAGGTGAAGCTTCAAATTTTTTAAGAGGGTTACCAGAAGCTGTTGAAGCTGGCAAGGAAATGGGTCTGGGTACATTACAATCTTTGCAAGAATATGCAGGTGATTTTGCAGCATTTAATCCTTCTGGCGTCGCAAGAGCAGCTGTTCTTCCTGAGATGGTTGGTTCTCCCGCACCAACAATGACCTCAACACCAACTCCAAGGAATATAGTATCAGATAATGTAGATTTTTTAAGCGATGGATTTGGTCTGTCAACATCTCAAATGCCAAATACTTTAATTGAAGATTCTAATATATCTAGCTTACCAGAGCAAGATAATTTTGACGCATATGCTGCTATGGGTGGATTTGGCCCATTTCAAATGAGAGGTGGCGGGCTAATTAATATGATGCCCCAGTACCAATACGGTGGTTTTGTAAAAGAAGCTGAGAAAGAAAGATTTGATGCTATGAATATACCAACGTCTTTTACAGACCCTACCGATGAAATGCGACAACCCTCAATGAATTTACCAAATACCACGTTTGGCCCTTCTGCACCCCCTGCTCCCTTTGTACCAAGTTACGGAACAGCTACAGATGTACAAGGCGCCTTGACTCAATTAGGTATGACTGATGTTGCCTTAGACCCAAGGTTGCAACAATTTATGGGTGACTTACCAGACTTTCAAATGGGGTACGCGCAACAAATAGGTGATATATACTCAGGAGCACAACAAGCAGCTAGGGGTATGAGAGCCCAGCAAAGACAATCTGCTGGACAAAGAGGTTTTGCTGGTAGTGGTATAGGACAACGACAGGCCCAGCAGGCTTTTGGAGATTTAAGAAGTGATGTTGCAAGACAGCGTAGAGGTGTTGTTGAAGGGTTCCAAGCTGATTTACTTAGTGCTATTGGTGATATAGAGCGTAAAGGAGAATTTGAATTTGGAACAAGCCCAGAAGCTTTGGGAGCTAGAGCTCAAAATGTAATAAGTAGTTTTAGGGATACTTTAGCCCAACAAGGTATAACTGTGCCAAATCAGCCAGCTGTTCCTACAACACCAGAAGAACAGGAAATGGCAGATTACTTTGACAGTATATATGGATAATAAATTACAGGAGATTAGATAATGCCACCACGTAATAGAAGATACCAACCCGGTGAATACTTTGAACAGTTTCTTAGTAATCTCCCAGCTCTTATACAACAAAGAGAAAACAGACAATTACAAAGGGAAAGGTTTGAGTATCAAAAACAAAGAGACCAACAGGCTTTTGAAATAGACGAACAAAACAGAGCTCTTAGGGCACAGCAATTAGCAGCTGCACAAGCTCAAGAAAAAAGAATAAAAGAAAGCGACGAAAGCAATCAGTCTTATCGTCAGTTTCAACAAGTATACAACTCTTTAAGCGGTTCTCCTGAAACTCAATCTTTTGTAGTTAAACAACATCCTTTCTTAAGAAATAATCCAGAAATAGCAGAAAAGTTTCAAGAAGAAATGGATATCAGAGGTGATATCAATCAAAACATTGGTATTATCCT